GTGGTTGACAATCCTAACTTGGATCACACTACAATCGGGCTTCTGTCGGCTGTCGCTGAGATGGAACGCACTCAAATCTCTGAGCGCACCAAAGCAAGCTTGGCTCGCATCAATGAAGTGATCAAAAAAAAGGGCAGTTATAAAACAAAAACGGGCAAGACCATTACCAAGCTCGGGGCAGGGGAGAAGCTAAAAGCTGCTCAAAAACTAGGCGATACTGCTAAAATTGCCGCCGCTGATGAGCGGGCTAATGATGTAGCGTCTTTACTTACAAATTTAATGGCCCAGGGTTTGAGCTATCGCGGGATTGCGCGCGAGCTAAACAAAATGGGTGTTGAACCACCAAGTCGGCGGAGAAATCCAAACCTTTCTAAAAAGACTGAATGGCACGCGAGTACCGTGCGTAATTACTGCTTAAGAATTGGAAAAAACAAATGAACCAACTATCATTAGATCAAGTCATAGATGCGGCGTTGCAAAGTTTTTCAGAAGAGTTAGCAAAAACAGAAATACAAATTTTTCAAAGAAGAAATAGCTGGAGAGCCAAGTGCAAAATGACTGCCTATTTTCAGTCTACTCCCGAAAAGGCTGCGTTTTCTCGTTTGATGTACCTAGCCACATGTGTAAAGCAGCCTTACACGATAACAGAGATTTGCAATGAATTGGGTATATCCCGTCAAACAATCTGTATTTACACAGATGACTGTTGCAAAGAGGGGTGGATTGTTTGGGAGAAGGTAGCTGGAAACAGTTATAAATATATGGCTTCTCAAGAGCTTTGTGACGGAATTTTAGCCTACGCAGATTATGCCTCTGACATGTTCCTAAAAGGTGACGTTCACGACACTGAACATTTTTTACGCACCGTGAAAAGACGTAAAGCCGCCTTACGTTGCCAAAACTAAAAGCCCGCTATAAGTTACATGGAGAGGATAGGTAAATTACATGAAGCAACCAGATAACTATACCGTAAGGCTGATGCGCAACTCTGCGCTGCGATTTAAGCGCCGTCTGGATATTCCAATGTGGAATGCAAAGCATGTTACCAAAACAATTGAGATCCTTGCTGAGGTTGTTGAAGAATTAAGAAGAATAGATAGCAGTAGCAGCCTTAGAAACGAAGACAAATGCCGATACGGTCAGGACGCGATACAGAACGCGAATATGGCATTTAAAATAATGACCCCGGTGGATCCGCGTGCGCGCGGTGGAGAGCTACTGGTTTACGGGAACAGAGGCCTGGAAGATGAGCGCGGCTATGCAGAGTTAAACGCGCGTGAAGACCTTAATACTGGCAATGTTCACGGCAAAGAGCGGCGCTTCCCGAGGCGTGCAAAAGGCAGAGGTAGCTATTAGTAGCAGTAAAATACCTTTTAATAATGGCACAAAAACTAATAAAGAGGTTAGTGAAATGAAAACAAAGAGTTATGGTGAAGTGTATCAAGATGGGGCCGATAATATATATTATCTTAGTGCGTCCTCCCCACACAGAAATCTAGATCACACTGATGAAACTGTGTCAACAGGGTTGATAGTACAGTCTGTGTTTGAGTTCGTTGTGATAGGCCTGTGGTTTGGCTTGATGTTCGCCGGGCTGTGGATCGGTTGCAGCTTTGATGACCAGTGCGCCTCATCCTATGGTGTACTATAATGCCAAAGCTTTCAAAGACAGGCTGGCAAATTGGGTCCAGTGATGCCGGGGCTATTGTACTATATAAGACTGCCTTCGATACGCGCGACACACTGCTTTTTAAGCACAAGCGCGCTAGGGCAGGGTTCACTGAAAAACTTGAGAGCAAAGGCACGCCTGCTACACGGCGCGGCACTCACCTTGAAAAAGGTGTAGCAGATTGGGCTCAGGAAGAAATATCTTTAGAAATTGACGCACATGTTGAGATGGAAGAGCCCACAAAACCTTTTGTGGTAGAAGAGTTGGGCATTGCGTCTTCAATTGACCGTTTCATTACACTGCACGCGCCTTATGTTCTTAAAAATCCAGATGACTCAGAAGTCGTTTTGCAAGGTAAAGGTATCTGTGAGATCAAGACAGATTTTTATCACCAGGAAAGGCCTAAGCCAGAGTGGGTGATTCAAGTGTTACACCAAATGCTCTGTTCTAATATGCCTTGGGGATTGATTGTTTGTATGAGCCAAAAGGGTTCTCTGCATTTATATCCTGTCACATATAATAAAGTGATGATTGAGCGGATGAAGGAGGCGTATGCTGAATTCTGGGATCTAGTAGAGAACGATGGTGAATACCCACCGATTCTTGAAAATAAAGAAGTGCCCCAAAACATTGATGATTTTGATCCGGTCGTAACGCGCGAGTTATCAGACCTCTGTCGAAATTATGCAGAGGCGAGCCGTCAGGCATCTGAGGCAGCAAAAATTAAAGAGGACGTGAAGTCAGCCATCTTAGATGCCCTGGATGGTCTGGAAGAGCATCACGTTTCTGTCGGAAACTATGTCATCAAATACGATGAAACCATGCGTGAAAAAAAGATCTTTAAAAGCACGGGTGAATTCGTGCCGTCCACCAGATTTACTTTAAGGGAAACAACTTAATGACTAGCATCGTTACTCACAAAAGCCTGCAGCCTCAAAGCTTGGAGGAGGCAATCAAGTTTTCTGATATTCTCAGCAAATCACAAATGGTTCCCAAAGATTATCAAGGCAAGCCAGCCAATGTTTTAGTCGCGGTTCAGTGGGGTATGGAGCTTGGCCTGCAGCCGCTACAAGCCCTCCAGAACATCGCTGTTATTAATGGGCGCCCAAGCGTTTGGGGTGACGCTATGCTCGCTATGGTGCGCGCTGACGCACGCTGCGTAAGTGTTAATGAGTACCAGGAAGGTGATGGGGATGAGCGCACCGCTGTATGCACGATTAAGCGCAAGCACGCTGGTGAAATCGAGGAGATCACACGCACATTCTCAGTCGCTCAGGCAAAGCTTGCGGGTCTATGGGGGAAAGGTGGAGCCTGGAAACAATACCCAGAGCGCATGCTGCAACACCGGGCCAGAGGCAATGCCTTACGTGACGGCTTCCCTGATGTTTTGGCCGGGCTAAAGACTACTGAAGAGGTGCGCGACGAAGAGGAGATGAAAAACATTACTCCAGCCGCTGTAGCCCCACCAACCTTAGAGGATCTGCAGAAACCTAAGCCAGAAGAGATCGTGTCGGCGGACCTGGTTCTTTATACTATGGATGATGAAGGACGGTTTGATGTGAAATCCACAATCGATTCGCCCGACAACTTTCACAGCGCTTACCAATCAGAGATCTATCGTTTAGCTGAGTTTTCCAACGTCGCGCCGACAGTTAAACTTAATAAAATTGATGAACTCAAACAAGCAAATATCTCTACTTTAAGAGAACTTCCAACAGAAATCACTAAAGCTTTGGCAAAGATCCATGAGCAAGTGAAAGAGGTATTGAAAGGCAACAAAAAATGACAGAAGAAAAAATTGGATTAACGCCAGTGCAGAAGGATATCTATGACTTCCTTTGTATGTTTCACCAGGTACATGGATACATGCCTACCCTTAAAGAAATTGCTGACGGCAAAATTGAAGAGCGACAAATATTAGCGGCGCGCAAAAGCAAAAACACAATTGTTCAAATCTTAGACAATCTTGCCCAAAAAAAATGGATCGTCAGAAACAAGGGGTTTCAGCGAGGCCTACAAGTTCTATGAAGTCATTAACGTAGCTTTGCGGTTTTTCTCCCGCCGCGAGGTTTGACTGGCTCGGAGTGCTTTGGCTGTAGGCGCGCCAGGCTCTCCGGGCTTTTTCATTTTTTCGCCACTGCCTTTTGCAATGCGCTTACGCTTGGCGTGAATATTGTGCCAGAGGCCTTTTGACTTAGACATGTAACCACCTATAGATTTTGTTTGTCTGTTCAATGCGGTCATCTAAACCGTGATAACCACCGTTTACACGCTTAGTAATTTGTTTAATTACATCATCATTTACACCTTGATCTGCTATTTGAAACAACTTGTTTCGGTCAAAGAACCAATAGGCGCTTTCAAAAGCGTAGTCTGTGGATAGAAGATCTGGGTCTTTCATTACATCAGGTAACCGCATTTTTGACGCGAACTTCCGATAGTTTGCTCTGCCTGTGCATTGTAAAAATCCGCGTCCGCGAAAAGCCCAGCCGTCATTTTCTTCGACATTGCCAAGCGCACCTTTCTTGGAACGGTTTTTATCCATGTAAACGTAATTGGCTATTTTCTGAGGTCTACGTTCATACTGTGAAGCATCTTCTTTATCGTCTCCAAAGTAACGACCGAAAACACTTTTTAACGCTTTCTCGGAGTAGTTAAGATTCTCTTCTGTATGTTTGAAGTAACCACTTTCGTGTGCAGATTGACCAAGGAGATGCGCAGCGCGCACGTCTGATAAATCAAAGTGATCTGCGATAGCACGCGCGGTCTTTGGTCCAAACGAATTGTCAGGTGTTACGCCGCAACGGCTCTGCAAAATTTTAAGCGCTGTCATTTTGCTATCCTTTTGTTTTTCTCCCAGGTTCGCATGCCAGCTAAACCAAGCATCCCGGTTAGCACCGGCAGCATCGTGGACATATCGGCCTGTGGCACCACAAACCCAAACCCGGCAGCGATAGGAGAGATCAAGAAATTGACGGCCAAACCAAGCACGCAGACATACCCACAGAGTGGACGCCAGGATGCCTGGAACCAATTGCCTGCAGCTTCTGCCTTGTTGACCTCGACTTGGGCCAGCGCCAGTTCTTGCGCGTGTCTGTCAGCCATTGTGCTTATTTCATGGGCCAAGCGCGCAGCCTCATCTTTGTCTGGTATGACCTTGTCAATAATACCTGTGACAGGCCCGATAAGAGCGTTAAGAATACTCATTTCTCATGCCCCAGCCAAACCGCAAAGGCACCTGTCATAGCTCCTGTGACCGTTGCTGTCAGTGCCGTTGCTTGCGTTGAAACCTCGCCTTGCGGCAATGACATAAACCACTCGATCACGCGTATATACATCACGCACATAACCAACATCATAATTCGGGGTAAAAGCTTCCAGGCTAGTATGCGCTCAAATGCTATCGTCATTTTAAACCTCGCAGAAATTCAGTGAAAAAATACAGCAAGGCAAAACCGCCTGCAGTAAGAGTAGTAATAGCGCCCCATGAAACATAACGAATCGTTGCCGCTATCTGACGCTGCCTAGCTTCAGCCTCCTTTTTGCGCTGGACCCGCATCTTAGTTTCAAATTCAACGAACTTATCCCAAGTGCCGGGTTTGGCGTATAAGCGGCAAAGGCTTTCGAGTTCCTTGCGTTTCTCAGATATCTGTTCGAGTGCTAGAAACTCATCGAAATCATCGGCTGACTTGCCCATCACCTTGGAGAACAAGCCAGCTTTTTTGCGGTTACCTCTTGCCTTTAATTCTTCCTCTGCTCCAACCAAATTTTTAAGTGGGGCCAGAGCATCAGAGATCTCTTTGCCGTTGGCAATGAATTTTGAAATCGTCGCATATGCGGCGTTTGCCGCTGCTAATTCTGCCAACATTTGAGGTTACCTACCATTAGACACTATTTGTAATTGTACAGTAACGTCAGCAAAAGAAGTATTGTTGCCCCGGCACTACCAATTAAAATTGATTCGATGCGTTTGATCCGCAGAATGGTTTCTTTCCACCGCTCATCAAGCTGCGTTTCAATGCGCGTCACGCGTGTCGCTAAGGCAGCAACCGCCTCATGCACGCTCGCTACTGTACGTTTGTCCATTAGTTCACCACCTCTGCTTCTTCTGTTTCTTTTTCTTCCAGGCTTTTAAACAAGTCATCCTGGTAAGTATTGAAAGATCGCTGCAGCTTATCCATTGCAGCACGCAAGTTATTCAGTTCGACAGACAACACCTTCATTTGCGCCACCCAAAATTGCTGCTCGGGTTTCATTAGATCAACATCGTGCTTTTGATCCTTAATGAAGATTACGTTTTCTTGCTTTTGTTCTGACATGGTTACCTCCTCAGTCAGGTTTGATCGGCCAATCCTCAACAGATAGATTAGGCCATTTGGAATGGTTTGGGATATCTCTCAGCGCCTGACGATATGCAGTTTGCGAGGATGTTATTGTTCGATCAGCAAGTGCCCAGTGATCGGTTTGCGCCAGTAAATTGTTACGCTCTGCTCTATTGCTACCAGCAATCATTTCGGGATCGGGCCTGCCAAAAGGATAATCTTTCTCGGCTTTCGGAATTACTTTTTCGATGCGCTCTTCACCCGTATCAGTGTTGACCTCCACCAAATTAAAATCACCGTCATCACGTTCCACCATAAATGAATAACCTGTCATACTAATCTCCTATTGCCAGTTGTAACTTGGGTATATTCTAGTGAAGAGCGGGTAGTACCTTGCGTGAAACGAAGAAAAGCTTTGCGAATTAAACCCACTAGTCTGTGCAAAGAACTGTATGTCTACAACTTTGCCACTTGATGTACTCGTGTCTGAAGTTGCTTTCGAATATGCTAGAGCCATATCTTCAAAATTACCCCACCAATTAAGATTTGTAGCCATGTAGTGTATTTCCATATTGAAATAATTGTGATTATTAAAAAAAGATGTTGAGCTTACAACATGATTAGCATTAGGGTTTTTTAAATATATAATTGCCTTATTACGATAGCCGTCAAAATTTGAATGACCGCTTAAAAACGATCTATGCTTGGCCGCAAACCGATAAGCACTAGTTACACCAATAGAACTACTCGTTTCTGTGGACGTGCCTTCGTAAGCTGTCATCCACTCTTGATTGATCGTTGTGCCAGAATTATTTCGCAAACGCATTAAGGTATATGAGTTGTCTGGAAGAGCCCATTCGCAAACCAGAACGCCCCGCGCCAAATCTATATCAGAAGCTGTATTGAACGCATCAGCAATGGTAATCGTGATAGTTGAAGCACCACTGACACTGACAACGCTTGGGCTGGACAATCCCGTTTTGCCAAAAAGTAAATTTGGAAGGCTCATGTATGTTCCCCTATTGGGAATGTCCTAAAAGTCATCCCTTTAAATCTTCCACTAGTATAAAGCCGTATACGATTTATTTGGGTAGCAACCTTGCAGTGCATCCCGCCTCTAACTAGTTTCAAATTACTGTAATTGTCATAAAATAAACCATCCCAAAAAAAGCTAGTGCGGCCACTGTACTCATCACCAACATAATTATTTAAAACGGTAATATTCATTGTGTGTACTTTGTTGGACGATGATGGCAAGCCTGTTCCTGACCCTAACATCTGAAAATTTGAAATGTAGGAGTAACTAGTTCCATTATCATTATCCCAAAGAGATTCACTGTCTGTGCGGCTGGCAGAATATGCGTGAGCAACAATCGTGTTTACAAGTTGAGGCATAATAAAAACGTATTGAGTATATGTCATACTCCAACTGAGTTGGAAACATTGAACGCCTGCGTCTGGGTTCAACTTTATGCCTATACCAGAGTAACTATCATATGAATATTGATGACCTATGTGAACTTCATATTCACCAAAGCCATATTTTCCGATTTTAACTTCACTCATGTCAAGCTGCCCCCAATGTATAGACCCGCAAATGACAATATTTAATAAATGAAGCGTGTTCGCTTGACCCGCTGTCATCAGTAGCAATGAATTGCAGTTGTGTAGGAATTTTGTTTGCTAGGTTCTGGTCCATGAGATAAGTCATGCCAGCAACGCGACGAAAATCATTATTATAATCGTTAAGAACAGCATCCCACTTAAAGAACGGTGATTTGAAAGGTTGAGCCCCAGTAACCTGACTAATATCTCCGATCATAACAAAAGTTATTCTACGCCCAGTTACTGAGGTTGGGGAATTATCTGTAGTTTTTTCATCGCCAAGCAAATCAAACTGAGTAAATTTTGAAAATGAATGAGCGTTGTAATTAGAGCCAGTATAATAGTTATATCCGTATTCGCCTCTGGTTGACCTAGAATGCATGCGTAGATTTATAACAGTGTTCGTAGAATCTAAAAATTGTCCATAAACTGTGCCACCATTACTTGACGATGCTTCAATCGCAAACATTCCTTTGATAAGTATTAGGTTAGATCTGTCACCAGTTGCATTGTTAATATCCACTTTTACACTAGACAAATTAGACCCAGTGCCGTGGACAAGCTCTGCACTTTTTCGCAAACCACCGCCAGATAAAATCTGTTGAGAAAACCCGGTAGTCATTCGGCTAAACCTATTTTTCTTTTCAACTCTAATAGTTCTGCTTGTTGTTCTTTAACTGCTTCGACCAGGAGTGCGACCACCGCATTGTAGTTAATAGATTTCACCCCATCTCTTTCGATCACGGCGTTTGGCAAAACCTCTTCGACCTCTTGAGCTATTAAGCCAGTATGCGTTTCTTCTTTATTGTTTTTAAAATTGTACTCATAACCATTGATTTGGCTCACTGCAGACGCGGCGGTTTCCAACTTCACTAAGTTTTCTTTGAGGCGCAAATCAGATGTTGCAGTGAAAGTTGTAGCCGTAACATTGGCAAATGTAACATTATTTGTAGTGTTTAAACTTTGGTTATAACTAGCACCAACGTTTGCTCCATCCGCAACATTTATAAAACTTCTGACCGCAGCCGCAGTTGCATGTCGGATATAACCATCATTGCCTGTCTCGCAGCATATTTTTGTAACGCCACTAGAGACATCGTTAGGCGTTGTATTGAAATAATTGGCAAAGATGTAACCAGACGAATGCCGCTGAACGACTGTGCTGTTACTTGCGCTTGCGGAAACAGTATAAGGAAAGCTGTAGTTGTTAGCGTTTGTCGCAATCGTATCTAGCTTCGTTCCATCCGCTGCAACATCGCGTCCATCTACTGTGCCGCTCAGTGTAATGCTTCCCCCGTTAGAAAAACTTATTACATCTGAACCACCACTGTTTCTAAAAAGCCATAGACCCGCAGATTGAAAATAGAAGTGGTTAGCATGGTATTGTATCTTACCAGAATGCTCGCCCGTCCAGTTGCCTGTGGCAAAGCGTATATCAGAGTTCGCAGCCACAGAGATAGCACCCGCACCGCCTGAAAACCCCACATCGCCTGTCACAGTGCCGCCACTCAATGGCAGTTTGGTGCTGTCAGCTATAGTAATATTCGCAGAGCCGTTAAAAGAAACACCGTTGATGGTTCTTGCAGTTGTTAGCGTGTCAGCATTGGGGTGATAGTTGTCAGCAAAAATGCGCTGCCCTGTTCCCCAAGTTGCTCCACCCCATGCACCTTTCCAAAGGTAAGCCTCTGGACTTCCTACTGCATTACCTTTGTCGAAACTAATAGCGTTTGGCCCCCCGCCAGAAGCGTCGCTGTAGGTATCCAAAACAAGCACATCGTGATAGTTTGTATCGGATGAGCCTGTCATGCCAGCTTTAGATGAAAAGAAGGGGCGTATAGCTTTAATACCTGAAGCTATAGCAGAGGTATTAGGCTTCATATCTCTGTCATCAACAGCAATAATTTTGTGCACCGTAGCAGCTAGTGAAGCATTGCTTGAGCCATCCCAGCTTACTGAACCAGTGACATCGCCTGTGAGGGATAAGGTTCTGGATGTAGTCCATGCATCTGCGTTGGGGTGGTATCCGTCATTAAAAACACGCTGTAAGCCAGAACCTTCGTCTACTTCAAAGGCTCCATTTTTAATTTTCCTTATATCCCAGCTTGCCCAATTTGCATCTAAAAAACCATAATGAGTATTGGTTCCATAAAGCTGAAAGCTATGGCTTCCATTACCAAGAAACATAGAAAGGCCAACATCAGTGGTGCTGCTAGATGGTTGAATTTTTAAGTTGCGATCAACGTTGCTGTTACTTTTAAATGTTACGCCGTTGACGGTTAAGTTTCCATCGACAGTCGTATCAGCATCAATCGTAGTTGCGCCGTTAAGGTATGTCGTGCCGTTGTTGTAGAAATCATATGACGTATTTGTAGCACCTACATACAGTCCAGGGGCTTGAAGATCACCCGTCAGCGTACCGCCAGTTAGAGGCAGTTTTGTAGCAATCGAATTAGTAACAGTCGTGCTGAAACTAGCATCATCCCCTAACGCCGCTGCTAGCTCGTTGAGAGTATTCAGCGCATCTGGGGCGCTATCAACCAAATTAGTTATTTGTGTAGTTACATAGCTTTGCGTTGCATAAGAACTCAAATCCGTAGCTGATGCATTTAAAGTTGTTCCGCTTATGGACAACCCGGTTCCAATATCCAAAAACGCAGTTGCACCCGCGCTGTCATCCCAGAATAATATTCTGTCATCATTGGGGTCACTTAAACTTTGCAAGCCCAGATGCGACAATGCCAGGCCGCTTGTTGTTTGGGATAACCCAGCACCAGCCGCCACACTAAACGCGGTTCCGCTTAAGCCTATGCCATTGCCTGCACTATAAGTGGTGTTGGTTGCTGCGAAGGTTACTGTGTCAGTGCTGTCAGCCGTTGTAATAGTAACGTTAGATCCAGCCGCTAATGTGAGTGTGTCAGAAGCTGCGTCTGCTACGACATTATTTTGACCGCTTACAGCAACAGTAGTGAAGGCGTTTTGATTTACCTGGGCACCGCTTGCAATGCCATCTAATTTTGTGCCGTCAGCCGCAACATCCCGCCCGTCAACAGTACCCGAAACCGTAATCAGCCCATTTACTAAAATGCCATTGCTAATTGTTCTCAGCTTCTCACTGGAGTTATAGCTTAGAGCGGCGGTGAGGCTTGAACCTAAATCATAAGATCTGAATGCAATACGTCCGGCCTCGTCACCTATTCTTACGTCGAAGCTCTTCATATAAAGATAATTGGAACCAGTTGTAGCTATTGTTCCACCACTATCAATATGCAGAATGCTGTTTAGGTTTATCTTATTACCGCTACTAATCTCTAAATCTGCAGTGAAATCTGTGACGCCGCTAAAGGTATTATTACCACTAAATGTGTTGGCCCCGGTAAACGTGCTATTCCCCGATAGTTGTGGAACCACGGCTGTATCAATTGAGAATTCGGTTGATGATAAACCAAGCCCAGTGCCAGCGGTATATTGCGTGTTGGTGTCAGTGGCGTTTAGTGTTGTTCCAGAGATAGCCAGGTTTGTACCCAGGTCCAGCCACTTAGCCGCCCCAGCACTGTCATCCCAAAAGAATATACGATCATCGTCTGGATCAGCCAAGCTTTCGAGGCCAAGATGATTAAGGTTAAATGTTATACTTTCTGCAGCACTCTGGTCTGTCGTAAAATCACCTCCGCCCGAAATCGCAGTGCCAGCAATAAGATTAATCGTGGCATTATTAGCAGCGGCGGTGCCAGACAAGGTAGTTCCTGATAAAGTAAGATTAGAGCCCACGCTTAAAAATTTCATCGCCCCGGCACTGTCATCCCAGAAAACAATTCGATCTGCGTTAGGATCCGCCAGGCTTTCTAAGCCAAGGTGCGAAAGGTTAAACGTAATCGTTTCATTGCCGCTTTGATCTGTTGTAAAGTCTCCACCACCCGACAAAGCTGTGCCCGCTGTTAGGGTAATTGTTGCATCATTTGCAGTGCCTGTGGTTGTTAAGGTTGTGCCCGAAAGACTAAGGCCTGACCCAACTGTTACGAAAGCATGAGCGCTTGCACTGTCATCCCACATTAAAAGCCGATCTGCATTGGGGTCCGTTAGCCCCGACATAAATGAGGCTGTATCTGCATTGCCCTCTAAAGCTGCAGTGATCGTGCCAGTAGATCCGCTAAACACCTCACTTGAATTGGTGGCATCTGGGATAAAAGTAAATTTGCCCGTGCTGTCATCAAACCCAAAAAAACCAACCTTAGCGGCGGATCCATTGTGCCAACGAAACTCAATACCCCGGTCCTTGTTATCGTCTGAAGTGGGGGCAGTATCTCCGCCGAGTGTAAATATCGGATCGTCTACAGTGACGGTTGTACTGTTTACCGTTGTAGAGCTTCCATCGATAGTCACGTTCCCGGTTACTTGTAAATTCCCGGTGACCACCGCCCCGGCGTTTGTTGTGTGCAGCCGCCTTTGTGATCCCCAATATAAATCCACTCCTGCATCTTGCGTAAATTTAGCCATAGACTTGGTGCCAGCGACATTTTTAATATCAAGAACTGAAGCCTGGATCCTTAAATCTCCGCTTCCATTTTCCTTCATGTAACTGTTGGTGCCATCTGAATATATGTAAAACGTTGTAGACGTTCCAAACGTAGTGGCGTGATTGTTTTCGAATTTTAAAGTACCGCGATTTGTAACATCACCATAAAATATAGTTGTCGATCCATCGTGGCGAGCCTTCCATTCGGCGTTACTTCCTAGTTCTAAGTATCTAGAATCATTAAATCTTATTGCTCCAGTATCGACGGTAAGAGTATAAGACCCAGTGGTGTTACCACTTGCCAAGATTTCTTCCAGGCTGTCATAGAGTGCAACTTGTGTGTCTACATATGATTTGACGGACGCCTGCGTGACCAATGCTGATGCATCGTTGGAAAACATACTGGCTTCGTTTAAAATTTTATTAACCGTTGTAGAATTTGTAGCGGCTGTCAGTGCTAATTGATCTGTTTCAAAATTTCCAACGTGATTGATATTACCGCCCGAGATTGATAGTTTAGAACCGTCAAACGAAAACAAAACATCTTGATCAGTTCCAAAAGCGATTGTTGCGTTATCATTTAAAATAAAGCGATTTGTACCTCGGTTCCATGATGCGCCCGACGTGGCTCCACTAAAGGTTACATCGTCAACTGTAAGTGTTGTGCTGATAGTCGCATTGGTAGCTGTGAGATTAGTGATCCCCTGCATGTTATTGCCGATCACGGCAACGCTTGGACCAAGATTTACAGTGTTGGAATTAAGTTTTGTGACCGCATTTGTAATTTCAATTGTTTCGTTGTTATCGTGGCTGATGTACATTTTATTGTTAGAGTGATAGAGGCCAGTATCTGTTCCCCCGGTAAATGAAAGCCCAGGCGTTGCTTGAGATCCATTGGCTACACTAAGTATCCCAACTGATGATGATGACGCACCAAAGTTCCCAGCGATACTGCCATCGACAATTATTTGAACGCCGCTTCCATCAATAAATGCAACGCCCGTGTCTGTGTTTGACGTGGGAGCTATGGCAGGCGCACCTGTCGTTCCATTGACCGTAAAGATAGGATTGGTGACGGTGAGGTCACTAAGCGTAAGAGCGTTAATTGAATTTAAACCACTGACAGTAATATTCCCGGCAAGATCAAAAGATAAAAACTTACTCGCGCGTGTGCTGGCGTCAGGCAAAACTAGAGTAACATCTAAAGGATCATAGACGGGTGCAGAGAGGGCGCGCAGTGTGCGTTCCTTCTGATCACCGATCATCATTGTATGTTTGTCAAAATCGCTCTCTAAGCTTGCTGCAGTAATATTTCCGCCAGAGGTGTAAACGGATGTGCGAGACACGGGCACGTCTGAAACAATTGTAACTTTTTGAGTATTGGTGGGGTGATTGCCCGTTGTGAAGGAAACAGAGCCAGTGCCGTTTGTATTAATCGTAACAGTGTAGTGAGTTGTCAGCGTTTTGAGCGTCGAGTCGACATATACTTTAATGTCAGATTGGTTGTTAATTTCAAACGTGAAAGCGAAAGGACCAGCCGTGCCATTTCCGACAAGCCGGGCTCTACGAAGGGCGGTGCTTACTTCTATATCAGACATTATCTAATCCTTACTTTCTGTATTAGTACAATAAATCCGCGCCTATTCACTGAGTAAACTTTCTATATCCATAAGTAATGGATCGCCGCCAGCCATGCTAGTCATATGTTTGCGAGCTAATCCTCGACGTTCCGACAGAATATTATTTAAAGCGTCAAACTGATCTTCTCTGTTTGTATATGTTAGGTATTCTTCGCTGGATATTTCTGCATTTAAAGCATCAATAAGCCGATCAGTTGGATCGTAACCGTCATCAGTAAACATGCGACCATTGCCATCAATGTTGTTAATCGTTTTTACAAACTTATTAAACTGTGTGGCGTTTAACTGCTTGCCGTTAATTTTTTTATTGTGCAGCGCAAATGAACCAAACCCTCGCTTACTAAGATCGATCAACTGATTATCCAAATTGCTATATGCGCCGTCACTTATTCTGACCGGGTTAAACATTTCTGTTACTGTGCCATCCCCGGCGTAAAGCTCATTACCCCAGAAATCTAATTTGGGTGGAAGATCTTTAGAGTAGTAAGCGTTTCGGGCTTTGGCTGAATTTAATTTTTTGTAGAAGCCCTGCATAAAGCTGTTTAGCTCTGTGTAAGGTTTGTCAGTAAAAGGCGCTGGACCATCTTGGAGCATTGTATTGCTGCGCAGCGGATCGTTAAAACGCTCCATGCTTGCTTTGAAAGAGGTTTGGTTTACGATAGGGAACTTGTCGCCTGTGAGGAACTCATAGCCGTATGCAGTTATTCCAAGTGGGTTTGCTTGGCCTGCGATATTGGTTCCAACACTAGCCGCAACCCCGCCGCCCCATTCTAAGAGAGAAACAATTTTATTTTCAGTCTCATTATTAGGACTACCAAGAGCGGAGAATAATTCACTAGCGCCCTGCAGATACGGCATAGAACCAGCATATTCAGCGGAAGTGAGAACGTAAGAGGTAAATAAAGACTGCGCGATTTTAGGATCATCCTCGTATTTCACGTAGTCGCGCAAGTCCGCGCCCATTACGACTAATGCAGAAATGGGATCAAAACGGCTGATAGAGTGATATTTATAAGTGCCATCGTCTTGCTTTACGCCAATAGAATAGGGCTGCACCCCAGAGCTTTCTGTAACGCGTGATGTTTTATAGTTAGGACCACCTCCAGTAATATAAACATCGTCACCTTCCTCGCCGCCCAACATCATATAAACGCTGAGAGCTATGCCATTTCCGACTGCAAGTTTTGCCATCGCATCGTCCAACTCACGGCCTGATATAGGCGCGTTACCACCAGGCATTAACTGTGTGCCGGGCAAGCCCGTTTGCTTGAGAGCGCGATAGAGTGGGTAAATATTTAGCGTCCGATCGAACGCCTCGTTAATCACATTTGTGGGAGTATTGTAAAACGGCACAATAAATTTCAGGCCAGGTATGTTTTGAATATGTGGGGCCAATGCTCCAAAGATACCTTTTGGCGTGCCTTGAAACGCCATTTTTCGCGCTTCAGTAATCATCATTTTGCTGACTGAATCAGGCGTATTTGTCATCATATCAATGTAAGCTTCTTGCGCACGCTGCTTTGCAACTTCTTCAGACTCGCCAGCCAACAAACTTGTTTCTTTAGCAATCATTTGTGCGCGATAGGCTTCGCGGTATAACACCCTGCGACCAGTGATAACTTTGAAATACTCATCTTCGGACGCGAGGAAGCGACCAGATAAACGATTTGTTATACCCATCGCATCTACAAAGGTCTGAAAGTATTCTCCATTTTTTAATGATGTACCGAGATCTGCAATGTTATCTGTGCTGCCTAGTGAGCGTTGATTGCGCAGATCGATTTTTGACATTAAATCAGTTGACTGCCCGGTAACCATTGTATTTGCCATGAGAAGGAGCGCGTCTTTTTGGGCCATCATTAGGCCATGCGCTTCTGCTACTGCTTCGCCGATATACATTTGATCGCCGACTTCACCTCGCATTCCACCCAACGTCCGAACATTACCAATCATGCCACCTATGCCGCGCTCCAAAAGCGACAGGCCTTGAAATGATGCATTGCCTGCAATGTTAACCATATGCGTCACAGGGCTGCTTAGAAGGGCGTTAATATAGGCCTCCGTTGCAATATCGTAGGTTTTGCCTAGAAAACCATTATCCGCATAATGTGCGCGAGCGGCTGCGTTTGGAAGCAATGCCAGTTGAGCCAGGTGATACTCTATGAGATTGTCATCAAGATCCTCCGCAAACTTAGCAGCTTGCTCGGCGTAAGCAGAAACGTCAAAACCCTCTAGCTTTGCCAGGTTGCGAACAACCGCCATACCTCGGCCATACTCACTGACATTACCAGATACTTGAGCCGCCAGGTTTGAGTTTAAGCCAACTAGCAAACCAAGTTTATTATATGCGTCCTTGCGTTCTTCTGGCGGTAAGTATCGCGCTTGAGCCGCGCCGTGCTGTAGATCGCGAGAAATCTTAATAACAGAAAGGAGCGCGCCTAAAACTTCCTCGGGCGGGGCAACCTCGCCAGGTTTACGTTTAAGCATCGCCGCAACAATTTTGTTGTGGCCCGTGGCCTCGGCCATTGCCAGCATTTCATCCATTGTTTTGGTGTCACGGCGTAGATGATTGAAGAGTGCTTTGTTATTCTCTTTTATGTTTGCCATGACCGTTTCTAGGTACATGCCACTAGACATGTCCTCAAACGGGGTTTCAAAGATTTCACCAATACGCCCGAGATTTAACCCGGCGGTAAAACCTTTTTCTGACAAAGCATTATTAAGAGCTAAGATCTCTTGCTCATCCATGCCCTTTACAAGGATGTCACCACGCCCGGTTGTGGTAATTGTTTCGTCTGGGATCTGCATGCCAAAGCTACGTTTTTGCGCTGCTTCAACGGCCTCTTTTATTAAACGACCTACCATCAGTTACCTCCTAAAGCTGCGTCTTGAAGGGCAACTGCACCATCATAATCATCTGCAAGAGGCACTGTGTTCATATCAAAGTTAGCAGGCTCAAAATAATTAGGATCATGGACAAAGAAAACGATATCAGGCTCGCCATTATTAAACTCACCAAAGGTTGCCTTATCCCAGTTTGGCGGCGCAAACTCATCGTTCCAAGCAAGACGCGCAACTGGCTTAAACCCAACAGTCATATAAATATCTGGTAACACTGTATTAAACGCATCTAGCTTTTTACCGCCAGCATCAACCGCCGCCTGCAACATAGGATAAGCAGATCTTGGCTCAGAGCCGTTTCCAAACACGGCAACCACATCACCATCGTCTTTAATAGCAAAGCCGCCGCCACCCTCTGTTCTGAAGGTACGCATAGTTGCTAAATCTTCTGGACTTTTAATTTCAACGGCAGCGCCAAATGGATGATCGCGCATCGCCTCAACCATATCATCGTGGTAGGCCTGCGCAGACGATGCTGCGTCAACTTGCGTAATTTTTGGAAGACTTATCCCAGAAGCTTTGTACTTAGAGTGGGATACTGGGTTTGGAATAAACTCTAGAAGTTGAAGGCCTTCATCATTGCTTCCGCTGTTTCTTTCGTAAGGCCCGGGTGACGGCGCATTGATTTCGCTATTATCTCCGACCTGTCGAAGATCACTTCTTCTTTGGTTTCTGACGGTTCGCTCACGGGCGGTGATACCTCTAAGGCCTTCTGTTTCTTCTCGCGGGATAGTCTCAGCTTGAGTGCCATCGCTTCTGCGAACTGTTTGTCGTACTCCGAGAGACTCATGGACTTCTCCTACACCTTCACTAAATGACCCAGGGCGTGATGTTACGCCAAGGCTTGTATATAGACCTTGTTCATAGAACCACAAGATAGCTTGCGCATCTGCTTCTGACAAGTTGTTATCTGTCGCTACTTGAGCAATGACCTTTTTATTAAAGGCTTCCATGTCGCGGCGTTCTTCTTGATTGCGCGGCCCACCTTGGACAACCTTTTCCCCGGTCTTCGGATCATCAGGTCCAAACATTTGACCAAAGACCCTATTATAGCTGCGCGAATACCAAACATCTTTTGTGGTGCCTTCATATCCATTTATGTTTAGAGAAAAGCGCCCGGTTTTATCGCCAAGAACCATTGCGCCAAAATGCATTGAATCGGCTTTACCGCTAAGACCAGATGGTGGCCCGCTTAACCCGGCAGCTTTTCTTACGGCTGTCAATTCACCTTTTGTGTGCGGAGATAACCACCAATCAACAAAGCCCTCTTCGCCGTATTCATCAATTAAATATTTGATAACCTTCATGCCAGCGGCAACAGATTGACCTTTTAAACCCCAGCCTGCGCCTTGAATGCCTTCGGTTAATGCGCCTTGTGCTGGTGGGTCAATTGA